GGCTGCGCGCCGAAGGTCATTCACCATAATAGCGCGGAGGTCGTAAGCCCACTGGATTTGAACGGGATGGTAGGTTGGGATTACCTTGGTCCGGGCGGGATCTCTGTCGATGTTAAGCTGCGAACCGTGCCACTTCATCACACCCCAAGCTCCAGTCAAGGCCCACAAGGGAGCGTTACCACAGGTGATAATAATGTTTGGCTGAACAAGTTCAATCTCCCGGAGCAGGCGTTCGTAACCGTCGATTATCTGACGAGTGACGTACTTTCCTTTCCAGAGAATGTGGTTAAGCGTGATGTCTTTTTTCTTCTCCGCGATCCAGGAAGAGATGGAGGAACCTGGGGGGTGGGCATTGCAGAGGTTGGTGGTATAGCATTCGCTTCTCATTATACCAACTTCATGGAGCATACGATTGAGATTCTCTCCAGCCATCCCGAGGAACGCTTCTCCTTTGTATTCTTCAGCTTCCGTGAAGCATTCCCCAACGAGCATGATGCGGCTGCCCGGCTGTCCTGTTCCCATACGACTCATTTTAGAACTCCTTTTCCGTGTATCCACACGAATAATCTGCGCAGGATAAAGCTCCTGGCGAAACTGATGAAGGTAAACCAGATTCCGATTTCGATTGATGTGCTGAGGTTGCTTGATACTCCGTAATGTGGAAGAATTAACCAGTTCGCAAGAACGGAAATACAGAAGCCGAGGACTACGTTGAGGAATGCTTCTATGGCGGAGGCTCGGCGACTCTGTGACATCTCAATCCCACCCGTTCTGACGAAGCCATTTGATAACCTTCCGCAGGATCTTCGTGGTGGAATCACTCTTGCGGATTAGAACTTCGATTGGAATGTAGGGTTCACGAGGCTTGGCGGCCGGCTCTGGAGAGATTATGAGCGGCTCGCCATCTTGGTGGGGGAATGTACTTCCAACATTCGGCATGTTACTTTCCTGCGCGAGAGAAGGCAATCAGAAGGTAGGGATCAGTATCAGGTTGCCCACGATACCATTTGACGTATCCCTTGTCCACGTCCTTGATCGGAGTTCCCTTGTGCTTTCCGAAGGGCATGTGCGTGGGGATGCGCGCAGACTCCGAAAGAGCATACAGATCATCGAGAGAATTTATCTGCATTTTCTCAACAATGTGCCGCAGGATCTGATGCGTCATGGCGACATCGTGAAGAGCACTGTGCGCATTCCGAACAACGTCACGAGAAAGTTCATTGACTCCATGAACGAAGTAGAAGAGGGCGGTTAGACTATGGCTGTCGAGTTCGGGCCAAATCCGACGGGCCAGGGCGAGGGTGCAGATTCGCTTTCCGGGAGGCTTGCCGAGGGCAGTCCAGTCGAAATCTATATTGTGTCCTATCAGGTAGGTGGACTTGGGGAGATACGCCAGATCGAAGGGTTGGCAGTAAGTCAGATCAGATGGGAGGATGTGGTGCGTAGCGATTGCTCCGAGAGTAATCGGCTTGGTGGGCTTGAAACGATCGCAGTCGATATTTTCCACTCGTTCGAAGGAGACATCCGCGATCTCCACCCAGGCCATTTCAATGACCTCGGGGTCTTTGATATCAGTAGTTTCCGTATCGACGATGATTGCGCCGAGAGTTTCTTGGGGGATCATAGCAGTCCTTTCAGGGTTGGTTCGATTTCGAGGGATTGGATTCGCTGGAGAGCGAGGCCATAGTGCTGAGAGTTGACTTCGATGCCCGTGACTTCGCACTTCAGTTCATGTCCAGCAGGGAAGATGGAACCGGAACCGCAGAAGGGGTCGAGAACTTTGTCACCTGGGCGGTACGAACGGGAGAGAAGGTCGATCAAGAGAGCAACGGGCTTCTGCGCTTGGTGGCCGAGGTTGTCATCGGTGGAGTAAGTGAGGACATCCCCGAAGAGTTTGTTTACCTTGCGGTCGCCCTTGACGGCGTAGAATATTATCTCGTACTTTCGTTGAGGACCTTGCTCCGGCCACGGGGCACGGAAGGCGGTTGGCTTGAACCAGACGAGAGGGGTACGAAAGACCTTCCAGCCAGCATCAGCGAAGACCGACTTGATGGTGGTGAACAGGTCGATGTCGCAGAATGCGTACAGATGGGCATTTTCCTTCGTGACGCGGTAGCCTTCTTTTGCCAGCAACATATAGCATTCGAGTGCGAAGTCAGCGGAATCTTCATAAGCGTGCTCTGTGTATTCACCAGCTTTGCCGGAGTTCCCAAAGGCGTCTGCATTCATACCGTAGGGTGGATCGGTCAGGATGATGTCGAAGGTGTTAGCAGGGGCACTTGCAAGCCAGTCGAAGGAATCCGCATTGAATACCTTATGGACATTGTGCGTGAAGGTGGCGCCGACGGAGACCGCGAGAGCTTGATTTCGCTCGGCAACTTCCTTCCGCTTGAGAATCGTGAAGGCTTCCTTGACTGACTTCGCGGCGGAAATGTCGGGATCGTTCAGGTGACGAGAAAGGATCAGTTCCTTCCGCGTGTTGTCTTGATTTGACCCGACGCGGGAGCCGCGGACTTCCTCCGAGAGATCAGCCACGGTTGGCGGGGCGACGCCGGATGCACTCGCTTGCATTGTGCGGAACTCCATCAGCTTTGCGACCGCCGCAGCGCGCTCAACCCAGGTGAGATCTGATCGACGAATGTTCTCTTCGAGTTCAACTTCCGCGGCTTCGAGTGGAGAGAGGTCTCCGAGGAAGGTGTAAGGGACAAGGCCAGGAATAACTTCCTCGTTGTCGTAGGAAAAAGTTCCGCCAAGTTCGTACAGATCCTTGATGGCACGAAGGCGACGTTCCCCCGCAACGAGGTAATAGTGATCGCCTTCGATACGCAGGACCGGGGCATGAATCAGCCCGTTGTTCTGGATGCTCTCCTGAAGTTCGTTCAGTTCAGCCTGATTGAACTCCTTTCGCTGGCGGTTCTCGGCAATCTTGATTGCGTTGATTGCGATAAAGCGTTTCATTCAAATTCCCTTAAAGAAAAAGGGGGCCGAAACCCCCTGGATGATGCGGTTGGATTATGCAGCAACTACTCCCGTGACGCGCTCGATGGGCTGACCTTCCCACATATCGTGGGCGATCTTGACAAGGATAACCTTGCCCTCCATCTTGCGAGCAGAGAACACGTCGCCCGGCTTGTTCATGTCCGTAGCTTCACGGTATGCGCGGAGGCGGCGATTCTTGCCGGGGCCGTTGTCGATAGTGCCGTTGTCAGTCAGGTCCAGCATGATCGAGTCCTTGAGGTTCAAGGTCGACTGGTCCATTCCGAGTTCGGCTTGCACAGCGGCCGGTACGTCAATCGTCAGGGGGATATCCCAGGCGATGCCAGACTTGGTAGTGTCGGCACGACCTTGCCAGGCACGAGCAGTGACAGCTCCGATGATCGCGGTGTAGTCACCAACGGGAAGAGGCTTGCGCTTTTCAGTCGGATCGGTGAGGGTGGCGTCGAGGAAGGCTTCAGGATTGAATGCAGATGCGTCGAAGGTCATGGTGTTGCTCCTTGGATGATGTTGCGGTTTGGTGAAAGTTTACTCGGGTAGAAGGACCCTTGGCCTTACCTAAATTCTGATTCCCATTTTTGTCTAGCTGTTATTGCATCATTAAGACTGTGCCCGTAATACAATCTGTATTGTGTTCTACCTACCCAATAAGAAGCTAGGTATTTTCCATTACTTCGCAATGTAACACCAGCAATACCAAGTAGGTTGTCACTACGAAGGCCACGATTTTGTGCTTGCTCCTTGCGTGTAGCCCATCGACAATTCTCTTTGGAATAATGTTGATTTATATCTAATCTATCTAAAGTATAATCAACTGGCGATTCTCCCATATCCTCAAGAAAGTTTGTGAACAATTCCCAGCGGATATCGTAGGATATACCACGACCTCCGTATTTATTATAGCAGTGATGGTTTGGGTTATTACAACGCATTTTCATTTTAGCCCAGGAAATATATGTCTGTGAACGCTTACCACTAGAATGCTTACTCATACTACACCTTTTCTCTTAAGCCAAACATTCATAATCTGTGCAAAATCGGGTTTAATCTTAGCTGAAATAGGAAGACTTCTGGTTTTTACATCTACGTTACCAGCCGCCGTATCCCAGTACCACGAACCACCATCTCGCACAGCATAGATGACATCGGAAAAGAGTTGGGGAATATCGTTCGCCATTGCCTTCCCGATTGCCTTCGTCATGAGTTTGATTCCACCAGTGATCTCGTCTGTCTGGCGATCGACGTGCGCAGTGATGACGAAGGTGGAGGCGATACCCTGGGTGCAGAGGCGGAGGAAGTTCATCAGGTTGTTCTGGCTGACGCCGTAGTCGGAAGGGGCTGCGGTCGGCTTATTCCCGATGACCATTTTCATAGCTGCGTTTCCGAGTTCGGATAGGGAGTCGATGGCGAAGATCTTGTCGGAACCCCAGGAATCAACGGGACCAAACTTCTCGCCGGTGCGATCATCGGGGAAGTTGGAACACGCGGCGAGGATCTTGTAGAAAGCGTTGTTCGCGCTCCGCCCACCATCTTGCATTTTCGTGAGGGCTTCGTAGGAGAGCTTGCCAACCTTGTCTGCCCCGTCGAGGAGGGAGGCGAGAGTCAGGCTCTTCGTCATTGCGACGTGCCAGTGGAGGTTGGCTGGTACTTCCTTCCCGTGGTCACGCCAGTAGCCGAGGAGGGATTCCAGACCGTTTTCGGTGAAGAGGACGAATACTGGGATGGCGGGTTTTTGGGCGGCTGCCCAATCAACGAGTGTTCCAAGAGCGTGGGTCTTACCGGTTCCGGAGGGACCTTCGAGAAGGATCTTCGGCCCCATTAGGGTGGTGGCTTGAGTGGTATCAGTCATGATCTTTCCTAGTTGGTTATCAAGAGTATTTGGAGGGTCATTCGTCCACTTCACGATAGTTCTCCAATAGGGCAAGTAACTCGCGGGTTAAGAGTTTGTGGCTAGCGTTTTCGAGAGGCTGCGCTGTCAGGAACGTCCCATCACCATGCTTAACGCATCGACGAGTCTCCACCACCCAGG